TGGCAATAAAGTCCCTGAGAAATACGAGTTTAAACTTCCAGAGGGGCAAGCACTTGACACCGGATTATTGGATAAAGTGACACCCGTTATGAAAGAACTTGGTCTTACTCAGGTACAGGCTCAGAAGTTAGTTGATGTGTATGCTCCTTACATTAAAGAGCAATCAGCAGCACTTGTGAAGCAATCGCAGGAAGAATCCATGAAAGTTTTCAATCAAATGAAGACCGAATGGAAAGACCAGACGAATAAATTACTTGGTGCAGAGCCAGCGAAAGAATTGGCTTATGCGGCAAAGTTCATTAATAAGTTTGGATCACCGGAGTTGCGTCAAATGTTTAATGACACCGGGGTTGGGAATCATCCTGAATTAGTGAAGTTACTTGTAGCGGCGGGGAAAGCAATTAGCGAAGATGCTATGCCCAGAGGAAAAACAACATCAGAAGCCAAAGAGGGCGGAATAGACACAAAGACGTTTTATAGTCATTCCACCTCACCAAAATAAGGAGATGAGTTATGGCTCTTTTACAATCTAATAATACGACGTTGCTTGACATAGCCCGTCGTCTTGACCCAAATGGCGCTATCGCCATGGTCGCAGAAGTTTTGCAGAAGTATAATGAAATCCTTGATGATATTCCTTGGATTGAAGGAAATCTGCCTACTGGCCATCAGACCACGATTCGTACCAGTAAGCCGACACCTGTGTTTCGTTTATTGAACTCTGGTGTGACACCGGCTAAGTCAACCACTGGCCAGATTGTTGATACTTGCGCCATCTTGGAAACAAGAAGCCATGTAGAAAAGGCTGTGGCTGAATTGAACGGTAATACCGCTGCGTATCGTTTGAGTGAGGATGTGGCATTTATCGAAGGCATGATGGATACCCTGGCGACCGCGCTGATCTATGGCGACGTTACCAAAAATCCTGAACAGTTTAATGGTTTGGCATCACGTTATTTCTCAATCGGTGGTGGGTATACTACTTCCGTAAATATTCTTGATGGTGGTGGTACTGGTTCCGACAACACCTCAGTTTGGTTAGTGTGTTGGGAAGGCCGTAATATTTTTGGTATCTATCCTAAAGGTTCTAAGGCTGGTTTACAGCAACAGGATGAAGGTTTGCTAACCATCTTAGATCCTAATGATAGCACCAAATACATGAAGGCATATTGTACTTGGTTCCAATGGATGTGCGGTCTTTGCATCCGCGATTGGCGTTCAGTTGTGCGGATTTGCAATCTTGATGTTTCTGATTTGAATACTACAGGGGATACGGTTGACACTTCTGCTAATCTCTTGAAGTTCATGTCAATGGCATTGGATAAATTACCGCCCAACATGACAGGTCGTAAAGTTTTCTATATGAACGAAACTGTCCGTTCTATGTTGCGCGTTAAGATGCTCGACAAGAGCAACCTGTTATTAAGAATGGAAGAAGTTCAGGGTCTTAGCATTCCTCGTCCTGATGGTGTTCTGACATTCATGGGTACACCTTGTCGTCGTATTGATGCTATCCTGAATACTGAATCGCAAATTGTCTAAGGGTTTAAATTAATTTAACCTCTTTAAATAGGAGAACAATATGTTTATCGACAATAACTTAGTTCTGGCAGACAGCCAAAGCCTTACGGTTTCTGGTGCGTCTTCCAATTACATTGATACTCTCGCCGCTGGTGATGGTATCACGGATGGCGCTTGGTTTTTCGTTTTAATCAAGACGGCAGTAACAGGCGGAACTTCTGTGGAGTTTGATCTGCAAACCGACAGTGACCCTGCTTTCGGTACTGCGGTTGTTTTATTCAGTACAGGTGCAATCGTTGTTGCATCTTTGACCGCGAATACTTATATCGCCAAGGTTAGAATTCCTCTTGGTGCTAAAAGGTATATCCGTGGTTATGTGACTATCGTTGGTCCTATCTCGACAGGTTCTTGGGATATGAAGATTGTCGAAGATCCTCAACGTGATGTGAACGGTATTGGTAAGAACATTAATTAAGGCTTAGGGGGAGGTTAAAATCTCCCCCTTTTTCAAGGAGGAAACATGAGTAAAGAAATGGTCTGCGTTGTTAGGTGTCATGGTTTTAGAGGTGGTACTTGGGATGAAGGAGAAACAGTAACCGTTGCCGATGGTGAAAAAATACCGTTTGGTAAAAGAAAAGGTCCATATTTTATTCCCGTCGAAGATTATGCTGATTATAAGGCTGGTATAAAAAGATCCGTTCCGAAGAATGATCCTATGAAACCGTCACCTCAAAGTCTTCCGGGCGTAACAAATTTATTAACTAAGGGTGGCATGGCTACAACTAAAACTGTAGCACCTAAACCGGGACAAGACATTTAATGAGCCAATCAAAATTATCCATAGCCAATATGGGATTAAGCCACTTGGGCATGAAACCTGTCTTAAATTTGACAGACGATAAGCCATCCCAAAATGCTATAAACACATTTTGGGAGCCAAGCCGGGACGATGTATTTAGCGAATACCGCTGGCCATGGGCGACGACCGTTGATGCGTTAGTGCCAGCTTTCTCAGCATGGGATGTTGGGACATCTTATATTACTGGAAATCTTGTTTCATTTAATACGAAATATTATCAATGTATTAACGGTAATACAGGTAATCAGCCAGACCAAGATCCTACTGATTGGCTATTGCTCCCATTACCTTTCCCCATGTGGCAATTTATGTACCAATACCCGACTTTGGCAGCAAGGGTATGGACTGTTTTCGGACAGGTAAATTCCACGCAAGTGAATCCAAATGACGGATCAACGATGTTCGTTAATTCTCTATTAAACGAAGAACAGCAAGAATTTGAAATAGCATTCTCAATTCTTTTAAATAATAAAATAATTTGTTCAAATAATGAGAATGCCTTGACACGATATACCTATATCATTGAAGATTTTTCGATATGGGATGCTAAATTTATCATGGCATTTTCTTATAGATTGGCCGCTAATATGTGCGTTCTCTTAACCGGCGATGGTGATAAAGCAATGAAGATGATGAGTGTCTATAATGCTTTCATGGCCGAGACAAAGAGAACGGCGTATGCGGAACGGATTAAGAAGCCAAATCAAGTATCTGGATACCAAACAAGCCGAGGCTAAACACATGGAAAATTTAGGGATGAAAATTGATGAAATGTACCCATCAGCTAAACAGGATGAAACACATTATCCGTCAGTACGCGTACCATTATCAATCCTTGGAGATAAAGGTTCGGTTGTCGGCGCAGAACATAAACTTGTCTTTAAAGGAAAATTAAGTGGTATGGATAAGACCCATGCGACCTTTGATTTAACGCATGGTGAAGCATCGGAATCTCCAAAGGAAGAAGAAGGCGAAACCAAAAAAGAGGAAGAAAAAGAAACGGTACTTGGGAGAAAATAAATGCCACCGCAGGCTCCCTCTCCTTTAATCCGCCCAATTCAGCCCTCGTTCTCGTCGGGGGAACTTTCTCCGCAATTATATTCCCGCGTTGACTTGGCTAAGTATGCCACCGGCCTTCGTCGTTGCCGCAATTTTATTGTACAAGTCCATGGCGGTGCTTATAATCGTCCCGGCACAAAATTCGTCGCCCTCACTAAATTTCAAGATAAACTTGCCCGCGTAATCCGTTTTGTTTTCAATCAAGCACAAGCATACATATTTGAATTCGGCGATCACTACATTCGTTTTTATCAAGATGGCGCACCTATATTGGCTGACGCACCAACATCGACTTTATACAATTCTGGAACAGGATATGTCGTCAATGATATTGTAACTTATAATCAAGTGGTCTATCAATGTATCCAGAATGGAACAAATAAACAACCAGACACACATCCGACATATTGGGAAATTCTATTAGGAGCCGCACCACTCTATGATTCTGGTACAGCCTATGTCGTGGGTAATTTCGTTACTTACGGTGGTGGGATTTATTATTGCATTCAGAATGGCACAGGAAATCAACCGGATATTTCTCCTACCTATTGGGTGGCTCAAAATGTTTATGAAGTTCCAACTCCGTATGCCTATACCGATTTGCCACAGTTAAGATTTGAAAGTTCCGCCGACGTTGTTTATATTTGTCAACCTAATTTCCAGCAGATGACACTTAGCCGTTTTGGAAACGCTTATTGGAAACTTGATTTATATTCCTCTGATGATGGTCCGTTTATGACACAGAATATAACTGCAACGACAATAGCACCATCTGCGGTTAGTGGTTCTGGAATTACTCTTACGTCGAGTACACCAATATTTAATGCGTTGCAAGTCGGTGGGTTATTTTTATTACAGCATTATGTCCCAGGTCAATCATACACAGGGGCTTTATCTGCGCCAGGGACAGGAACAGCAATCCCTTGTTTTACGACATGGCGGGTTATTTCACATGGAACGTGGACCGGTGCATTTCAAATTGAGAAGTCTACAGATGGCGGAACGACATGGACAATGCTGAGAGCATTTTCATCGGTAAATGATTTTAATGGTGATACCTTTGGGACAGAAGATGTTTTGACAAATACAACACCTTTTCTTATCCGTATTAATGCGACGGCACTTTCATCTGGGACTTTAAATGTCGATTTAAGTTCAGATCCGTATTATCAGTTTGGAGTTGCCAGGATAACGGCGTATACATCAACGACAGTTGTGACGGCTGATGTTTTATCTCCATTTGGTCTTACATCAGCCACAACACAATGGGCGGAAGGTTCTTGGAGTAATTATCGAGGGTGGCCTTCGGTAGCAAGATTTTTCCAAGATAGGTTATGTTTTTCAGGAACGCGATCTGAACCAATGCAGAATTGGTTATCAGTGACAGGGAATTATGTTAGTTTCCTGAGACATACTACATTGCTTGATACAGACGGGATAACGATACCGTTGCCAACTCGCCAATTAAATGCCATTAATGGTCTTATAACGCTTCGCAAATTATTAGCCTTCACATCAGCATCAGAATGGACGATTGGACCGCCAACAGGCAACACTTTAACCCCCCTAAGCGTTGAACAGCTTGTCCAAGGCTATCGCGGTTCTTTTGGCGTTGATCCTGCTATCGTTGGATTTGAATGTATCTTTGTTCAAGCAAATTCTAAGGTCATTCGTAACCTTCAATATCAATTATATTTTGACCTTTATACCGGCGCTGATCTGAATATTCTATCTCGTCATTTATTCCAGAAGAATAGCATTATTGAAATGGCCTACCAGCAAGACCCAGATTCCGTTGTTTGGTGTCTTCGTGACGATGGAGTTTTATTGGGCATGACATATTTAGCAGAGCAAGAAGTAATCGCTTGGCATTGGCATGATACAGGAGGTTTTTATGGTAATCCTAAAGGAGTTATTGAATCAATAGCAACAATCCCAGGACAAGGGTATGATGAATTGTGGATGGAAGTTCAGCGTGGTGATATTAGATGTATTGAACGCATGAGCGAAAGAATAATCACCTCTGATTGCGCTGATGGCTCTCGTCACATCCGTTTAGATGACCAATATTTTGTTGATTGCGGAGTTACCTTTGGAGATCAACAGGTCTTAATTACCGGGATATCGAATACGAATCCAGTTGTTGTTACGGCTCCTAATCATGGATTCACTAACGGAACTTTAATTAGGATAGACAATGTCAGTGGCATGACTGAATTGAATGGACATGAATATAGGGTTGAGAATGTGACCACAAATACGTTTGAACTTTGGACACCATAGGGGAATATTATGGCTGATTTTTATTATGTTCTACCACTAACAAGCACAAGTCTATTATGGGACGATGCTAATAATTGGGCATCTTCATCCGGTGGTTCTCCTGGCGCGGGTATCCCCGGTGCTAATGACAATGTATTCATTGATTCAAATTCTGTTAATGCTGCTTTGGGTGGCAATAATGAAATTACTATATCCTCTGGTTATGAAGCCCAATGCAATAACCTTACGATAAATACTGGATTCGGGTATACGGTATCATTCTTAGGAACCTATGTAAATTCAGGACTTATTGTGAATGGTGTTCTCACATTGAATGGAACTGGTGGAAATATATTGCTTAATCCAATCGGTAATCCAAATCCTGAAACTTTTATTCTATTGGGAACAATCGGTTCAATCACTGGCGTTACAGCGAGCCGAGTATATTCCGGGTTAGGGAAAAGAATATATTATGACGGAAGTTCAACGGTAACAAACTGTCCATTCTGGATCCAAGATAGCGATAAAAACACAGTCCATATTACAGATGCAGCAGGATTGATTGCCATGGCATTACGTCCAGATAATGATTATATTTTAGATAACGACATAGATATGACAGGACAAACGTGGAGTCCAGTAGGTGTTTGTAGTGTTCAAACGACGTACTCATTTATATACACCAATCCTTTCACTGGTTCCTTCGACGGTGGTGGTTTCACAATAAGTAATTTATCTTATGATGATTCAATACCTGGATTATTACAAGCTGGAATATTTGGATGCGTAGGGAATCCTGTTTATTCACCTTTAATTAAGAATTTAACATTAAGTAATGTTTCAATGACAGCGCAGGGTAATATTGGCGGCTTGATTGGGATTTCAAGAAACTCACAAATTCAAAAAATAAATATTAATACCATCGCAATATCGGTAACTGGAACACAAAGATATGTCGGTGGTTTAATTGGATTATTGGCTACGCTTGATAATGGTGGTTCTACCGACGGTAATCACGGGGGAGGATTAATTGATGCCAATATAAGTGAATGCAACGTCAATACTATTACGATAGATAATTGCGATGATTATGTCGGCGGACTAACTGCGCGAGGGGACAATGGAACAATAACAAATTGCTCCGTGCTAAATGCCACGATGAGTATTACTTCTGGATCAGGAATTGATGTTGGAGGTTTTATAGGATTTAATGGCGGTATGTCAATATCGGAATGTAATGTCCAGACAGCCACTATAAACCTTACCGGGGCTTCTGCTCAAACTCAGATTGGTGGATTCGCAGGGGTAGATGAGGGTCTTACAAATATTTGCTATGTTTCTGGAATTACAATCACCGCACCTACCGGCTCAAAGGTTGGTGGGTTCTCTGGAATTCTTAACGGGACAATACAGAATTGTTATGTTCATAGCGGTTCGGTTTCTGCAAATACCAATGTTGGTGGATTCGTAGGATACCTAAACGGTTCATCAATTATCTTGAATTCATATTCAGTAGCAAGCGTTACTGCTGTGAGTAATAGCGGTGGGTTGGTTGGAACTTGTCTTGCATTAAGTTCCATAGAAAATTCTTATTCAGTCGGGAAAGTATCCGGGGTAGTGACAAATAATATGGGCGGTTTGATTGGTTGGTTAAAATCAACTGCTGTAATAATTAATTGTGCATGGCTGACAAGTTCTCTAGCCAGCGCAGTTGGATTCTCTGATGATATTGGCGATAAGGTCGATACTTTGGCAAGTCAATCGTGGGGTACAGACGAAACAGACAACACCAATTTCTATTCTCAGAATCATCCAGTATACGCACAAGGCACATAATGAACGCATGGAATTTTAATGATATTTGGAATTCACACACGAATGATTACCCGACATTTTATCCGTCGGGTACACCTGTTGATGGGACGACTTTCAACACATATGAGAATTGCGGCGAAGTCGGTGTCGCTGTCCCTGTCATAACTGGATTAGATCATTTAGATGGAATGACCGTTGCTATTCTTGCTAATGGATTTGTCCTTGATAGGCAAGTAGTTTCAGGTGGACAAATAACCTTACCAGCGAATTATTCTAAAGTCCATGTCGGACTTCCATATTGGCCTGAACTGGAAACTCTAAATATCGAAAGACAAGATAATCAAGGAACTATTCAAGGGAAAAAAGTAAAAATCGGAAACGTCGTATTCCGTTTTGTCGATACCGTTGGCGGTTGGATTGGTCCCGATGAAAATACTCTCTACGAAGCATTTGATAAAATTGAACTTCAAAATTTAGACGGATGGGATACTGATAAAAATTGTTTTACGGGAGATATTCGCAAGTCTCTGGGCGCGGGATATGAAGATGGGGGAAGGGTATTCTATCGTCAGGTTGACCCTCTACCAGTAAATATAACTGCTGTGATCCCAGAAGCTATGGTCGGGGGGTCAAGCGGTGTATGATAAATATTACGACCAGAACGGTATCATTGTCCGACGGAGTTTCCCAAGCGATGCGGATATGCTTGCACCAAGATTGCGGAAAACGGATGTTGAGGAAGTTTGGGCTTCAAATAATTTAACGCCGTGGGATGCTTTGCATGAGAGTATCACAACATCAATTTTATCTTTAACGATTACAGTCAACGGCATTGTGGTCGGATGTTTTGGAATTAACCCAGAATCGGCACTTGGAAAAAATGCAATAATTTGGTTCCTTGCATCAGATGAACTTGATAGAATAAATTATCGGTTCTTACGGCATAGCAGGAAATTTATAGGGATGTTTCTTAATCTATATCCATATCTCTGGAATTGGGTTGATGTAAGAAATAAACCTTCGATTGCATGGCTAAGATATTGCGGGGCTAAGATTAAAAGACCTGAACCATACGGCGTAATGAGAAAAAATTTTAGATATTTCTGGTTTTCTAAGGAGAAATGATATGTGCGTTGCGGTAGCGATGGCGGCCACAGCAGTTGCAGGGGCAGTATCAGCATACGGTCAATACCAATCAGGAGTTGCTCAGAATGCCTATTATCAATATTCTGCCAACCAAAAAACGCAAGAAGCGACCTATGATTTAAACATGGGTCAAAAACAATCTGAATTAATCCAAGACCAAGCGCAGATTCAAGGAAAACAACTTGCAACTTCTCAGGCCGAAACTAATGCGTCTGCTATTGCGACCGAAGCCGCACATGGTATTTCTGGCTCTGGAACCGCAGAAGATATTGCGAAATCAAATTTAACGAAAGAACAATTAGATCAGACGATGCTTCATTATAACGCTGATATTAAAGGATGGTCTACAATAGAAGATGCTAAAGGCGCGGCGTGGACGGCAACGAATGAAGCTACCCAAGATAGGTTTGCAGGTGCTAATGCGAAACGTGCCGGTGCGATTGGTGCTACGGGAACATTATTGGGTACGGCTTCGAGTGTGGCAGGGTTAGGGTATAAGGCTGGATTACCTGGACAGAATTTTAGTTATGCAAATTTATCTAAGAATTTATTAGTTTAAGGAAATAATATGGCTATCGCCGTACCAAACTACGAACCGCAAGTACAACCCGGATTAGCCGAAGTCCCGCATCCTCAATTTGCGCCAGCTAATCCAGAAGCCTTCGGAACAGGCGTAGCACAGGCTACAGAGAAGGCCGGGGCGACCGTTGAAGGTGCGTCTGAGCAGTTGGCGAATCATATTATTGAGCGGAATCAGCAGATGCAGGAGATGGATGTTTATAACAAATTAACTGATTTTCGTAATCAGCAAAACAACAGATTAAACGGTGATCCAAATAATCCTGATGCAATGGTTTCTCGGATGATTAACGGAAAAGCCACCCAAGTTCCTGCCGGTATATTGCAACGTCAAGGAAGTTTTTCTATTGGCGCATCACAAGAAATGACAAATGGATTTAAACAAGATTCCCAAACTTTGTTAGCTTCTCTACAAACTCCACAACAAAAAATGCTGGCTTCAAAATTGCTTAATTGGGATTCCAGATATTATCTCGACACCGCAAGCGCCCATGAATCGAAACAAATGGGAATATTCTTTGAGAGCAAGATTAACGGAGCGCAGAATTCTAATATTGATTTAGCTTCGAGAAGTGGCGATCCTAATTTCATAGCAGCAAAAATGCAGGAAAACGCGGCATCCCAAACTCTTTTGTCTGAACATAAGGGCATTAATCCTATGGAAGAAGGAAAAGGTAGCGTTGATGCAGCGCGGACAGCCGTGTTAAAGTCAGCAATTACAGGACAGGTAAATGGCGGTAATTTTGAGGGGGCAAATAATTTATTAAAAACTCTTGGAAATCAAGTGTCCCCAGAATCTTCTCTTGAATTAAAGGAGTATGTTGATA